TGCGGGCTTCAGCGCCCTCGCCTGCTTGCGACGCGGCACGTACACAGGCGGCGTGCTGACCTTTCCGCAATATCGCGTCGGTGCGGACATGCAAGACGGCGACTTGATGCTGATGGATGCGCATCAATGGCACGGTAACACAAAAATGATCTGCGCCTGTGGTGACCAGGTGCAAAAGCGACCCTGTGTTACCTGCGGTGCGGAGCGCATCAGCGTGGTGTGCTACTATCGCACGCGGATGGCCAAGTGCGGGACTGCAGAAGAAGAATATCAGCGAGCGCTGGACAACACAGAAAAACGCTCCAAGCTATAGCGGTAAGAGGTGAATATGCCGCCACGCAAGTCTACGCCTCTCGACGCGATGTCGTTGCAGGAAAAGAAAGCGCTGCTTCAGAAGATTGAGTTCATGCAGCGCATGCTGGATAGCGACAGACCGCGTGCCTGGCGCAAGATCGCGCGCGTGAAGCAGTTGCCGCCGGATGATCCCTTGCACTGCACGGATGATGGTATCGGCAAGCCATGTGGATGTAAAGGAGTTGATAACGACTACAACATCCATCTCATTATGTGCGGGAGAGGCTGGGGAAAACTTGGGTGGGTGCGAACTGGCTCATTGAGCAAGCGCTCAAAGAGCCAGGCGGCATCTGGGCAGTCATCGCACCCACGTTTCGAGACGTCCGCGCGACGTGTTTTGAGGGACCGAGCGGTATCCGCAAGCAGCTCCAGCCAGGGGAGGAAGTCCAGTGGCGACGCAATGAGCTGCGCCTGGACTTGGTGAACGGCAGCATTATCTACGGATTCAGTGCTGATCAGCCTGAGCGACTTCGCGGAACAAACCTGTCTGGCTGCTGGTCAGATGAATTGTCGTCGTGGAGATACCCAGAAACTTGGTACGAGGGTCTCATCCCCGCCCTGCGTATTGGCAAGAAACCGCGTGTTGTCATCACTACTACCCCGCGCCCCACTCGTCTCATCAAGGATCTCACATCGCGACGTGACGGAACTGTGCACATCACGCAGGCCGCCACCTGGGAAAACGCGAAGAACCTCTCTGAGACCGCGCTGAGTGAAATGCGTGCGCGCTACGAGGGCACGCGGCTAGGTCGCCAGGAGCTGGAAGGTCAGCTGCTGGAGGACTTGGAAGGTGCGCTGTGGAATCGCGCTGATATTGATGCAGCGCGAATTCGTGAAGACCAAGTGCCTGATCTGGTGCGCATTGTGGTGGCGATTGACCCGGCCGTCACCAATAATGACGACAGTGATGAAACCGGCATTGTGGTAGCCGGGGATGACGGCAACGGACACGGCTACATCCTGGCGGATCTGTCTATGATGGGCACACCGGAAAAATGCATGAAGACGGCGGTGGCTGCCTACCACAGATATGCAGCCGATTGTGTGGTGGCTGAAGTCAACAACGGCGGTGACTATCTGGGCGCGGTGCTGCGCGCGGCAGATCCTAACGTGCCCTATCACACGGTGCGCGCGTCGCGAGGGAAGGCGATTCGGGCGGAGCCGGTGAGTGCGCTCGCGGAGCAGCATCGTTTGCACCATGTTGGGCTGTTTCCAGAGCTAGAAGATCAAATGTGCAGTTTGACCCCTGGAATCAGCAATGGGCCAGATGATCGGGTAGATGCTTGCCTAGCTCGCGGAACGCTGGTCCTGACGGAACGCGGAAACATCCCGATTGAGGATGTCCGCGTGGATGATCTAGCCTGGACACGCATGGGTTGGAAAGCGGTAACTGCCACACGATGCACACAGCGTGATGCTCGTGTTATGACCGCTGTTCTTTCTGACGGTAGCATGCTGACTGGTACTCCTGACCATCAAATCTGGACGGAACGTGGCTGGACACGCATGGATGCTCTCGTGTGTGGTGATACACTGTCTGCATGGACGAACCACCAGCAACAGTCATCTACAGGGGACTCCTCTATCGGAGATATCCAGATAGCCCGCAACGAGGGCATCGAGTCTACTACCAGCGACGCACATCGACAGGTATCACCACGCTCCATCGTGACATATGGAAATATGTCAATGGCAGGGACATCCCAGCGGGGTACCACATCCACCATAAGGACGAGAATCCGTTCAACAACGAACCGGACAATCTCATTCTCCTCTCACCCGCTGAACACACCCACATCCATCCAGGAGAGCGACCAGATCCTTCCGAGCATCTGGCTGCCGTACGTCCCCTCGCCACAGAATGGCATCGCTCCGAAGCAGGGCGTGCATGGCATCAGGACCACGGCAAGCGGATGTGGGAAGACAGAGAACCAGAGCATCAGTTCATCTGTGAGTCATGCGGAGAAGTCTCCTGGAGTTACGTTCCAGATACTCGCTTCTGCTCTCGGAAATGCAGCAGGAGAAAAGCCGACAGCGAACACAGATTTGAAGTACAGGTCATCTGCCCTATATGTGGACGCGAATTCTGGCAGAACAAGTATCGCTCAAAACCCGAAACGTGCTCACACTACTGTGGTGCACAGCTACGTAAACTCCGAAAAACATGACGTATATGATCTCACGATCGAAGATGTGCATGAATTCATAGCGAACGGTGTAGTTGTCCACAACTGTGTGTGGGCCGTGATGGAGCTGCGCGGTCTCAGCACAGCGAGCTGGCTCCAGGCGTATGGCATCCAGCGCTGTGAGCAGTGCAATAAGCCCTTCAGCGCGCAGGCGAGCCAGTGCAAGCATTGCGGTGCTGAGGCGACTCTTCCCCCCTCAAAGGAGAAGGAGGAGGAGTCGCCTTTGCCCGGCAGCTGGGCGGCTATTTATGCGATGAAGCGCTGCGATAAGGGGCACGCCTATCGCGGGGAGCAGGATACTTGCCCGCGCTGTGTGTCAGACACGTTCAGCTATCTGCGCTCGATTGGCTCTCCGGTGCGATAGTATGCTAGCATGGCAGAAGAAATCACAGATGACGAACGTGCATATGCTCAGGCGGTTTTCGCTCATCAGATAGATGGCAAATCAGCATGCGAATTCTGCGGCGGACTGCATTCTCGCATGTGTCGTCGCGTGAAAGAAATTACCTATCACACGAATGGGGAACTCCGTCGCATTCGATTCTGGAGAGACGATGAATGGGACGCTAGCGACGTTATCTGGCCGGAGGACGTGTATGACGAAGGAGAGCTAGTCAATGAGCGAGAGCAAGCCTGAAGCCGATCCGCTGACCGCGCTGATGCAGGGCGCAGCGATGATGCATGAAATGTATGTCTCGCTGCAGAATGCCGGTTTCACGAAAAACGAGGCTCTTGCCATTGTCATCGCGCAGATGATTAACGGCATGAACAATCCACAGCAGTAGCAGAAAGGCAGTGCAGTATTATGGCAGGTCGCGTTTACACGGCTACCTCGTACATTGTTCCCTTCACCACCACAACCGTCACGCCTTTTATGGCTGGCTCGGTGCCTACCACGGCAACACTGGACATTCAGGCTATCCGCATCGGCTTTTACACTAGCTCTGGTGTGTCGTATCCGTCCAACGGCGCGGTGCTGTGCCAGCTCAGTCGTCTCACCGGCGCTATCGGCGGCGGCAGCAGCATCACCGCGCGCATCGCCCCGCATAACCCCAGCGACATCGCCAGCAACATCGGCAGTCTCGTGGATGGCAGCGCATCAATTACAGGCACCACACAGGGCGTCAACCTGTGGCAGCAGTCGCTGCCGTTCACCGCTGGCGCGAACTGGGCGGAATGGGTGACGCCAGGCAGCGAATGGCGCATTTCCGCTAACACCGAATTCGGCATCTTCCTCACCACGCAGTCTGCTGGTACGGGGACAGATGTTGTGATGGAACTTACCTGGGTCGAGTAAGAAACGGGACAGGTAACAGGCGGCGCGAATGAGCACATATAGCTTGATGGACGGTGTGTCCGGACGACCTGGTGTGGGGTCGTCCGGCATCCATCTGCTGCGCTTTCACACTTACACCCTGAAGGTCCAGTAAATGACTATCTGGAGCTTGATGGATGGCGGTCCGCAGGGAGGTGTCCTGCCAGATCGTCCCGGTGTGGGGTCGTCCGGTACCCAGCCGCCCGCCACGGCTGTCTCTTACTCTGGTAATTACATCGCCGGGCTTGTTTTCCAGGTCACTCAGGGCGGCATGTGGTTCCAGGGATATCGATGGTGGGTCGCCAATTCCAATCAGGACACTGCGGCGCAGAAATTCGCGTTGTGGAATCTGGCCGCCGCCAATGGCTCAGGTGCTGCGAGCAACATCCCGACCGGCACTATCACATCCGGGGCGCTCACTGCTGGGCAGTTTAATACTGTCATGCTTTCCTCACCGATCGCGCTGACCCCGAACACTCCCTATCTCGCCACCACTGGTGGCGCGCTGACCCATGGATTCCCCGACACCACAAACCAGTTCGGCTCCGGTAATCTATACACTAGCGGAATCACGAATGGTCCCCTGGTCGCGTACAGCAGCAGCGGCGGATCAAGTCCGATTAGCCCCGGTTCTTTCCCGCAGCAGCCATTCACTACGGCTGGCAGCGATCCATCGGTAACGTTCCCGAACTTCAATAACGCCAACGATCTGCTCTGGATCGACGTCATCGTCAGTGATCAGCCACCTGGCGGAGTACTGTCATATCGAGCGTGGCCAAATCTGGTAACACCGTTCCCGAGCAATCTGACATCCCCCACCGACACGACTGGGTACACCCTGGCCTTCGAGTTCTCCCTGACTCAGGCGTGCACGCTGGACAGGATCTGGCATTATTCACCGCCCACGGTGACTGGCCTGCCGTCGCGCTGCCTGATCTGGGATGTAGCCACTCAGCTCGCGGTGTCCGGCACCGACAATAGCTCGCCGTCCTGGTCAGGGGCGGCGGGATCTGGATGGGTGTCTTGCGACTACACCAGTTCCGGTGTGACTTTGAATGCATTGCACGCCTACAAGGTATCAACGTTCAGCGGCCCAGGAGTCACGTGGTTTGGTGCCAATGCTGATATTTTCGGTAACGGCGGTCCTGACAGCGCGGGGTTCACGAACGGGCCGCTGGTCATCCCAAACAATGCGAGCGCCTCGATCGGGCAGCAGAGCTGGCGACAGGTGTCGTTCGGCTACCCGAACGCATCATCAGATCCAGAGGCCGACTGGATAGACGTGGAAGTCACTCCTGCCGCCACGCCGCCGGTCACGCAGATCGCCTACTCAATGCGGATGATGCCTTAACTCGCGCGGAGGGAGCACTATGCGTGTTGCTGCTGTCCCGGTGAAGATCGGCACCGGGATACTTCCCCACCTGGCTGTTCCGACAGCTACCGGGCAGCAGCAGCTCCTGACTGCTTTCGCCGCAGCGGGTCCATGGATTGCGCATAGTCTGGGTACTGCTTCTACCTCCGTGACAATAGGCACGGTGGCAGTCGGCGACGTCCTGGTCCTCGCGCTGGGCTGCGGCGGATTTGGCCCCGGTGGAGTCAGCGCATTGTCTTCAGGTGTATCCGGGGGTGGAGTCAGCACTTGGCAGCGCGCAACTGGATACTTGTGGACTAGCGCCCCCACGCTGACTGAGATCTGGTGGGGAGAAATCACCACTTTGTCTCCGACGCCGGTCACAGTCAACAATCCTAGCCTCGCATCAGAATATAATCGATTGTGGATTGCAGAATTTTCTGCGACCGGCTCGGATCTGGTCTGGGAGATTGCTGCCGTGACACCCGCGTCAGCTAGTTCTGGTTCCTCTGCGCTAGGTCCCACCACATCAATCGTTACTTATCCCCTGCTGACTGGCACTGGGCTGTACGTCGGCGGCAACATAGGTTTGTTCGGTACCTTGTCCGGCACGGCAACTGGATGGACGTTCACCACCATCGATAGCCATTTTATGGTCGCAGACAACACATCTGTGACTGATGGTACCGTCACTGGGACTGACACTCAAAGTGACACGATGAATCCGGTGTCCGCGCTGTTCACCGTCACCGGCATTATCGAGCCGCTGTCAATTCCGTCCACTGCACTGCCCGGCGGATACGCTACCCAGCTGTACCCCTCGATGAACACTGTAGGCGTCGAGGGACTGTCTACAGAAGCGACGACTTTGACTGCTGTCGGCGGTGTTCCGCCGTACACGTGGACAATCACGTCGGGATCGCTGCCTGCTGGGCTGTCCCTGTCATCTGCTGGACTGATCAGTGGCACGGCCAGCGTCGCCGGGACATCATCGTTCACCGCGCAGGTCACCGATTCCGCCAGCAGCACTGTATCGGCTGGCTTCTCTATCACGATCGCCGCCGCTCCCGCAGTAGTATTCAACGGAGCCTACCCCGCTGGGCCGACTCAGTGGAATAATCCGGGTACCGACTCGCAGCTGGCTCTCGGGGCGATCATGACGCCGCTGTCGATGAACCTGAACGTCTGGGGTCCAGTCACCAGTCCCCAGGAAACCGCCACCTCAACCGTTTGGTCGACACGGAACTGGACGGTGTATTTCAACGCCGATGAACCATCGGGGCAAATCGGCCAGGTGACCGCCTACCCGAACAGCGCCCTGTACCCAATCACATTCACCTGGAACACGTACAGCTACATCCTGACCGGCTGGGATGTCACCATGCCGCCCTGGGATGCGTCGATCATCGCGTCGGCCGCCTACGACAACTTCATCCCAGCGGGCGACGTGATTGCTGGTCCCGCTGGCGCTGGCGGGCAGGTGCCGCACGTGAATGAAATTATGCATCACTACGCGCACATCAATCGAGGTGGATCAGACGCTCCGATAGCGTTCTACGGCGCTGTGCAATTCGGCGGATACACCGTCAACGGCATCCCCCTCCCGGTGACCTACTGGAATGTGTCCATCGGATCGACTGCCGCGTTTTTTGATCAGTGCTCCCCATCCGGGGTGTCCGTCAACTGGACCATGTCAGCTGGTGCCATCGACTATCTGGCGATGCTGAACTGGCTGGTTGCCGAGGGATACATCTCGTCCACTAGCAGTCTGACCGGGATGGGTAATGGGTACGAGGTCTGCAACACCAGCGGCGTCACACAGCCGTTCCAGATGAACAACTGGTGGTGCCAGGCGGGATGACCTCCTACATCACCGGGATCTCGGCCAGTACCAGCACGCAGGCGGGGCATTTTATCGACAACCTGGGTCAGCCGAAGATGTATGTGACTGACTGGGCGCAGGGGATGCTCACCAACATCGGTCGATACTCCTCCGGTAACTGGCAGTCCGACATCGACACCTATTTCTCCTACCGGAGCGCGCAGGGCCTCACCGTCCACCACGACGTCATGATCAACTGCGTGGACGGGGCAGCCAATCTCGCAACGGGGGGAACCTGGGACGGGGTGGCACCGTTCAACAGCGGCGGTGATCCCACCACCGGGCTGAACAATACGTTCTGGACTCGCGTCGATTACATGATCAGCTCGGCGGCCAGCCACGGTATCACCGTCGCCTGGTCGATCGGGCTCGGTTACAACTGGCCAACCGGCAGGCCGTATGGCGGGTGGACGACAGCTCAATTCACCGCGTTCTGCACGGCGATCGGTGCTCGATATCCGTCGTCGACTCATCCGAACATTCTGTGGCTGTTCGGTGACGACCAGGATCCCGGTGTCACCTCCATCGAAGACAACTGGGACACCATGCTCACCGCGCTGCGCGCAAACGGGGCGAATCAGCCGGTCAGTGTCGAGTGGGAGACCGAGACCACCTCCCGATATGATCCGAACACGGGCTCGCCAACCTCCCCGAACGCGGCGACGTGGGGAGTGAACAACGCAGCCTACGAAATCGTGTACACCTACCAGATCGCGTACTGGATGATGGAGTTCGCCTGGAAGGATGTCACCTTCGGCTCACCCGCCCTGCTGACCCCGGTGCAGATCGACGGGGAGTGGTACCAGGGATCCGGCAGCAGCTACTACGCCCCTACCGATCGGCAGATGCGACAGGAGTGGTGGTGGACGCTGACGTCCGGCGGTCGAGGATTCATGGCGGAGGCGAACAACGTCTACGCGGCGGATAACTCCAGCTGGCTGTCCAACGCGCAGACTGACTGGGTGTTCGCCAACAACATGGGCAACATTGCTATCGCGTTCGCATCCTGGACTAACTGGTATCTGCTGGTGCCAGACTTGTCGTCCGCGTTTATTACTGCCGGGCGAGGCACTCACGCCGCCTTCACCACTGCCCAGTACGGTGAGACGTTCACCAACACCTGGGTCACGGCAAGCATCACCCCAGACGGCACTCTGGCCGTTGCCTATCTGTCGAATCACACGACCATCACCTGCACCACTTCGATGCTGGCAGCTGGATGGACAGCCCAATGGGTGGATCCTATCACTTGCGCGACGTCTAGTGCCGGATCCGGACCCACATTCAATTCCACCGCCAAGGGCAGCAACTCCCAGGGTGATCCGGACTGGGTACTCCTCTTCCAGGCACCATCCGCTGCCACTGTGACACCATCTGCCGTGGCAGGACCAGCAGGGATCGCGCCGACTGTGATCCCCGTCCGCGCCGGGCGACGGAACGCAGGTCATAGTCGTTAAAGGAGATCTGCTGTGGCGTTCGGGGCAACCGGGGCATGGCTGTATTCAATGAGCGCTGCCCTGACCGTCAGCAACCAGGGCGTCGGGGATCTGCTGATCGTAGAGGTTATCAACTTCTCCAATAGCACCGTCTGGGCTACCGGCCTGACCGGCGGGGGCGCCACCTGGACAATGGCCGGGGTTAAGTTCTCAGGAACGACCAACAACTACGCCGCGTCGGTTTTCCTCGGCACTGTTACCTCCACCGGCGCCGGGACGGTCACGCCCACCTGGTCCGGAACCGCTCCTGGTACATATTCGCTCACCGGTCATGAATTCACCTCCAGCGTCGGGAACTGGGCGTTTGATCAGCAGGCAAATCTGGATAGTGCTGGCACGCTGAGCTGGCCGTCGCTGACTCCCGTGGTGAACGGTGAACTGTATTTCGGGATGTCCGGCAGTTTCAGCGCCTCTGCTGGGACCACCGCCGGATACGTCTACAACAGCGACGCTAATGGTGACGGAGAAGCATATAATCTGTCTTGCCCGAGCGGCACCGGGACGTTCCCCGTGTGGGCCGGGACCGTCGGCTCCAACGGGATGGTTTTCGGGATTATGATCCTGGTCAAGGAAGTCGCTCTGACATCTCCTCTGGTCGACAGTCCCGTTCCAGTGAACATACCCGTCATTCTGGCTGGTCGTGCGGGCTGGCGGAACGCCGGGCATAGTCGTTAAGAGGAGAATTTGCACGTCCCGTAGGGGAGGTCACATAGCCGTCAGGGGGGTCGCATGGCTGTAACCCAGGTCGGCACCCCCAGCGCCACCGTTTACACGACCACCAATGGCACCAACACGCCGACGCTTGCCTGGTCGGGGACACAGCCGCGTACTGCTGGTGACATTCTCGTCCTTGTTGTCACCGCTGCGGCGACCACTAGCGTCACTGCCCCAGCTACTCCAGCTGGCTGGACTGCTGGTCCAGCAGTTGGGAACGCCGCTACTGCGCACGCTTACGTCGCCATTTTCTGGAAGATTGCGACCAGCGGTGACGCGGTGCCGTCAATTTCGGTCACTACCAGCGGCACCACACGCTGCGGTTTCAGTCTGTTTGAGCTGACCGGCGCAGAAAACATTCTTTCACCCGTCGATTCGATGGGCACGTACGCATCCGGTTCCAGCTCAGCGACCATTGCGTCAATGACGGTCACGAGCAGCGCGAACGTTCGCTATTCGGGTGAGTATGGTTTTGCCGCCTTTGCTCGGGAAAGCAGCGCTGCCACAACCGCCACGTATACAGCGGGCAGTGGCTGGACAAACTTCAGCAACGACGGCTCAACATCAAGTCGTGATAAAAACGCCGTCGACTACACCACCAGCGCTCCCACTATTGGCGTTACTCTATCAGATGCAGCAACCATCACCAGTGCCGGGACCGCGTATGCGGCCGGTGCGCTGATAGCGTTCACGCCTCCGCACGATCCCGGTCCGGTACTGGTGCCGTGCAGTCAGCCACCTGGAGTGCGCGTCAGCTACGCGATGGCTGGCTACGCGATGGCCTCGGTCATTTCGTCCGCGCCTGTCATCATCACTCCGGCACCGCTGTATCCGCTTACTCAGCCGGTGGATGGATCACGTCGCACAGCTCGTCCGCCACGTGGCATTGTCCGAGGTATTGCTGGCGCAGCGCTCTTCACGTCGCTGATCGGTCCGCCGCTCACGCCGCTGCACGCGCCAATAGCCAGCACTGCGCGCCAGGCTCGTCCGCCTGCGGGTCACGTTATCAAGCGGACGGGTACATTCAGCGGTGTTGGACCCGCTGTCACGCCACTGCACAAGCCTGTTACATCTGCAGTGCGCGTGCTGCCGCCGCATGGTACAGTAACAAAGCGCAGCGGGCAGTTCAGCGGTACAGGTCCACAGCTCAAGGCGCTCAGCGGTCCTGTTAAGGCGACGCAGCCTCTTCCGCCACGCGGTGTTACCTATAGTCGTACAGGTACGTACAGCGGGATAGGTCCAGCGCTCACTCCGCTGCACGCGCCTGTGCGAGCTGTGCCTGCTAAACTGCCAGGCGGACGCACATACACCCTGCGTGTTGTGCAGGTGACAGCTCCCGCAGTTAGTTCGACACTGTATCCGCTGCACGCACCTGTTACCTCAGTAGTGCGACGTCTGCCGCCAGCTGGTCGCAACATCAGTCGCACAGGCACATACAGTGGCGTCGGTCCAGCGCTGCGTCCCTTGACGTCACCTGTCAAGTCACGTCGACCTCTGCCTCCGCGTGGCGTTGCATACAGTCGCGCGGGTATTTACAGCGGCACAGGTCCAAAGCTGCGTCCTCTTAATGCTCCAGTGCGCGTACGTCAGCAGCCTCCGACGCTACCGGGTCGCGCATTTACGTTCAGCTATCTGCCACTGCTGATTGGATCTCCTGCACCCCCGCTCACACAGCCTCGCGGTGCGCGTGTCACGTATCTGCACAGCGGACACGTCCAGTCGACTCCAATCGCACTGCCCGCGCTTGCCCCGACGATCGGGCCGCAGCTCACCCCGCTGCACGCGCCCGTACGCGCAGCTCTGCCCGCAGCGCATCAGCGTGGCTACACCACGACTCACAGTGGCGTATACAGCGGGACGGGTCCAGCTGTTACTTCGCTCAAAACGCCTGTCAAGGGACAGCCCGCGCAGCAGTTGCGCGGTCATGCAATCACTACGCCAGCACATGCCGCTGTAATTGCACCGACATCTGGACCGCAGCTCTATCCGCTGCACCAGCCGATTCGCAGTCAGCTCGCGCTCCCGGCACCTGGTCGTGCGGCGGCTATCACGGCGATTCTTTTCTATGCGTCGACGTCGACAAGCGGACCAGCTATCTCGCCGAGGACGTCACCGTGGCGAGCTGTCATTCCGGCATCCATCCGAGGTGGCACGAGTCACGGATCGCAGGGAACGTTTTCCGGTACTGGTGCTACATTTAAGTCGGCTTCACAGCCAGCGGGCGTGCTGATTGCACTTTTGCGCACGGGGCACGTTCAGTCGTCTTACATCACATCGCCACCCATCGCCACTGGTCCCGTTATCCCGCCTCGAGCACAGCCATGGCGAGCAGCAATACCAGCACCAATCCGAGGTGGCTGGAGTCGCAGCGCTACTGGACTATTTTCCGGTGTCGGCCCGGGACTTATCCCGCTCAAGACACCAGTCAGGGCACGTCAGCCACTCCCCGGTTCAGGACGTGTCCTAGGTGCATATCGCGCTATTGCACAGCTACCCGCACCAACATCTGGACCTCCGCTTACACCTCTGCATCAGCCAGTTCGCGGACGTTTGCCGTTGCCTCCGCCAGGTCGCGCGGCTACGATGGCTCTTCTGGGATTTATCCAGACTGCACCGGCAACTGGACCTGCAATTCCTCCGCGTGCGCAGCCAGTGCGTGCCATAATCCCAATCCCAGCCCGAGGCGGATGGACTCGCAGCAGCGTTGGCACGCGCAGCGGTGTCGGATCAGTCGTTACTGCGCTCACAGGTCCGATACAAGAACGACGACCACTGCCACCACGAGGACGAATCTTCGGAATCGTCCGTGTTACTGCACAGGCACCGTCTCCGAGTGCTGGACCGACGCTGTACCCGCTGCGTCAGCCGATCCGCGCTCGACAGCCTCTGCCTAGTCCTGGTCGTGCAGCTACGATGTCGCTCCTGGGAGTCACTCCAGGTGTGGTGTCTTCCGCATCAATTTCGCCAAGGGCGACGCCATGGCGAGCGAGTATTCCCGCAGCAATTCGTGGAGGAAATACTCGCAGCAATCGTGGCATCTACAGTGGTCAAGGACCCGCTCTCGCACCATTGCACGCTCCGATTACTATCCGTCGCTCACTGCCGTCCGAGGGTCGGATCCTCGGCATTGCTCATCCGGCACCGCCTCCCGCACCGACATCCGGACCATCTGTCTATCCGCTCCGTCAGCCAGTGCGTGCGCCTATTCCGCAGCACATTCACGGTGGATACACACGCAGCAGCAAAGGCATCCGCAGCGGAATTGGTCCGGCACTACGTCCGCTGACAGCTCCGCTGCGTACGAGCTGGCCACTGCCACCAGCAGGTCACGCACAGGGTACGCATCGAGGCATTTACAGTGGAACGGGTCCTGCGACCACACCGTTGCATCGTCCAGTCACTTCTATTGTACGGATTCAGCCCCCAGCAGGCAAATCCATCACACGTGTCGGTGCATATAGCGGGCAAGGTCCAGCGCTTCGTCCGCTCACCAGTCCGATGGTCGCCAGGCATCCACTGCCACCACGCGGTCACATCCTCGGTGTCTACACAGTCATCGTACTCCCGCCACCACCGACGCCTGGTCCGCCGATCCCACCGCGCGCAGTGCCAATCCGAGCAACGATTCCGCAGCCTATTCGTGGTGGCTGGACGCGCACGAGCGGACCTTACGTTCCGCCCATTCCGCCGCCACCCGCGCCAGGAGCGTTCGTCGTTAATCTTGGTTCTCCGTATCTAAGCTGGCAGACGGGACCAGTGAATTCCAGCTGGATGACGGGAGTGATAAACACATAATGGATCTGAATTCAGTCAACATTTCCCGTCTCAGCACACAGTACATTATCGTCCCTGTGCAATCGACTAAGGCTGGTGAACCGTATAATCCAACGGGGGATACCGTACAGTTCGCATTCGTGCTTAACGCAGGTGCTGTGCCGACGACAATGAACTGGATCAACGGCAGCTGGGATGTGCTACCCAATTACAACTATCCCTACGCAGCCAAATGCCTGGTAGGACCGGGCATTGGTGCGGCGACCGCGCTCACAACTGGCACTTACAGCATCTGGCTGCAGATATTTGACAATCCGGAAACACCCGTCATGATCGCCGGAACTCTGCAAATTATATGATACAGTCACTCTCATGCGAATGATAAGGAGACGGCGTGGCGCGTCGCAGTGCGATTATCGCCGCCACTAAGGCGATGCCAGGCGCGGCGCGTCCCACGCCTGCGCCGCAAGGCGGCACGTACTACGGCGCGCTCAGCCCGCTGGTGCAGCAGCTCAATAACGAGCGCGGATACGCGAATAGCAACGGCCCGTTCCTGCCACGACCCGAGCGCACGTTCACAGAAGGTGCGTTCGGACCGTTCAGTCCGATACTCCCCGTCCCGGTGGATGCGCCACCGGAGGGAGCGGATCAGCCAGATCCACGACTGTATGAGTATCAAGTTGGCTGGAACCTGCCGGTGGGGCAGCCGGGGACGGAGGGACTGAAACTTGCGGACTTCAGTACGCTGCGCACTCTGGCTAACTTGTATTCTGTTGCTCGCACGTGCATTCAGATACGCAAGTCAGAAATCCGCGGACTCGACTGGGACATCGTCCCCACGCATGAGGCCGCGAAGGCGTACCAGAATGATCATGACGCTATGCGAGACTTCGGCGAACGCAGGGCGAAGGCGGTCAAGTTCTTCCGACACCCGGATCCCGATTTCTTCAACTTCGGGTCCTGGCTGGACACCTTGCTGGACGAGGTGTTCGTCTACGATGCACTGTCCCTGGTCTTGCGACCCAAGTGGGGTAAGGGACTTGGACGAGGTCTGCTTGGTAGCGACCTTGACTGCATTGAACTTATCAGCGGTCCCACGATTCGTCCGCTGGTGGGTATGCACGGCGAAATTCCGCGTCCGCCTTGCTACAGCGAAGACACAGAAATTCTTACGCGGGATGGCTGGACGCTCTTCAGTGAACTGAAGGGTACGGAAGAGGTTGCGACTCGCTCCAAAGATGGAGTGTTCGAGTGGCAGCAGCCGACTCACTATGTGAATGTAGCGTACACCGGACCGATGGTGCAGTTCCACGGTCGTTCAATTGATTGCCTGGTGACTCCAGATCATCGAATGCTTACAACCGTTGGTCCAGATGACTGGGCCTGGAAGCGTCGAGTACGTGATGAGGATGGTCACTTTTGCAGAACTACAGACGGCAAAAACGGGGTCCAGCGCGAGTGGATAACATCTGCTCAACGTCTGCTGGAGCGGAAGCAGGCTGGGAACAAAGCTGGGATTAGAACAAAAAGGGATGATCGACTCGTAGCGACTAGTGTGTGGCATGGACGTGAGCTGACGCAGGTAACGTTCAGTTCAGCGGGGCAGATCTTCACGTGGGATGAACCGCACGATGACGTGCATATGACTTCCGGACCAGATGTGCCTGTGGATGTCCGAGACAATCCGATGACAATGACAGGCGATCAGTTTGCAGCCTTCATGGGCATGTATTTGTCTGAAGGCGGTCTGGTCTACAATGCCGCGAAGTACGATTACAAGTTCACCATCAGCCAGACTGCACAAGGGAAAGGTCTCACAGAATACGGGGAGCTGATCAAGGATCTCTTCGGCATTCCGCATGCTGGTCGCGCAGGATGGACCATCTATCGCAAGGTTATGTGGCGATATCTGCACCAGTTCGGTTGCGCGAAAGAAAAGTTCGCGCCACCCGAAGTTCTGGAATTGTCTAAGCGACAGCTAGAGATATTCCTGGAACACTACTGGCTAGGCGATGGACACTATGCATATGGCCAGAAGATTATCGCAACTTCCAGCCAGCGGATGGCAGGCAATCTGCAGGAAGTCATCCAGAAGCTGGGGTACTCAGCATCCGCGGTATTCAGAAAAGATGGATGCTGTCGGTTGGGTATCCGGAAGACCGCTTATCCCGAATACAATGCGCATGAGGCGGAATACTCGGGTCGCGTCTACTGTGTGACTGTACCGAACGGAGTGGTGTATGTCCGGCGAAACGGACATTCGGTATGGTCTGGTAATTCTCCGGCATATCAGCAGTTTTTGTACGGAGTACCCAGAAGCGACTATATGACGCTTATGACGCAACGTGACATAGAAGAGGGCGGTCTGAGTGATGCGGAAGTAGCCAGCTTCCGTAAAGATCAGCTGCTGTACTTGCCCATGCTGCGTCAGCGCTGGACGCCGTACGGGATGCCGCCTATTGAGCGTGCGCTTATTCCGGTGATGTCCGGCTTGCAGAAGCAGGGATTTCAGCTTGACTATTTCAGGGAGGGGACCGTACCTGCGGTCTACATTTCACCTGGTGATCCCAACATTACTCCAAATCAGGTGCGCGAGCTGCAAGACGCGCTGAACGCAATCGCGGGGGATCCAGCCTGGCACCACAAGATTATTGTCCTTCCGCCAGGCAGCAAGGTGGAACCGCAGCGACCGGTGGATTTGTCGGATCAGTTTGATGAAATGGTCATCACGCAGGTGTGCATGGCCTTTGACGTCAATCCAATTGAGCTGGGCATTCTGCCGAATGTGAGCAGCACGGCGTCACCGTTTGCTGCGAAAGAAATGGCACAGGCGTCCAGGAACATCCATGAGCGGGTTTCTACGAAACCCACTCTGAAATTCCTGTGCGCCATTTTTGACGACATCCTGCATCGCGTGTGCGGGCAGGATGACATGAAGTTCACCTTTGAGGGTCTGCAGGAGGAAGCAGATCAAGCTGCCGTGACGGATCTGCTGGTGAAGCAGGTGCAGTACGGCATCCGCAGCGTGGATGAGGCGCGTGGGGAAATTGAGCTGCCGCCCTGGGGTGAGCAGGAAACCAGCGAGCCGGTGGTCTTCACGCAGATGGGTCCGGTGCCGTTCAAAATGGCACTGCCGCTCATGGAAGCGCAGATGCAGGGGAGTGCGGGGCAGGGTCAGCAGCAGGGCAGCAATAAGCCCACCAGCACCACAGGCAGAGGCGATCAGTACGGCGGACCGGGACGTCCGCGTCACAATACACCTATCCCCGCTCCCAGTACCAAACCTTCCGGAGGCGAATTGCCTCCGGAACGTCACGGCACGGGTGCACACGCAGCAGCTCGCGCACATACGGCACAGCCTAGCGTCAAGCCAGGCGGAGGCAGTCCACGCGGGAACGCGCGTGCTGCCAAAGCCGAGATGGAGGCGCTGGCGCGTCATCTGAAAAAAGGCAGGGAGTTTGCGACGTGGGAATCGCGTAACATCCCCGCGTCTGTGATGGCTGTCATTGAGGATGATCTCACCAAGGGTCTGTCCATCGACGAGGTGATGGATGTTGCCAGCAGACTGATTGTCGCAGATGAAGTCTACGAGCTGGTCACTAAAGGCGCTGATGCAGGCCCAAAAGCACATATCCGGGAGTGGCCTGGCTGGAAGCGTGATCTAGGTCTCATCGGGGCTTACGTAGAAATTATTCGTAAGGCGTTCAGTGATGCTGAGGGCCACGCCGGTCAGCTGCGGGAGGAATGGGCTAAGGGTCGGCTCGCCATCACAGAATCCCAGTATAAAGATCTCGTCGGTGACGCAGTGGAGCGCGTCATTGAGAGTGCGCTGATACCCCTGTGGAAAGAGGCATGGGAGCTGGGATATACCTCTGCGGAGGAACTCGTAACGGGCGCACATGAGGCGCGTAGCGATGACGGTCGTGACGCCTTTATTGTTACTCAAGGTAAGCACTGGGCGCAGCACATCGGTCGCACAGGCATCAAGAATGCCATCGCTCGCAGCGAGATGATTGCACGTACCGAGATAGCTCGCGCACAGTCGGCGGCTGCTATCGAATGTTACCGTAAATACGGGGTGTCGTACAAGCATCTGGTGGTGGCTCCGGATGATGTGTGTGAAAAGTGTCATAAGGACGAAGCTGCTGGTCTGATCCCGCTGGATGCGGCATTTCCCAGCGGGAACGTCGGCACGCCCATTCATGTGCAGTGTCGCTGCATGCCTGCACCTGCTGGTGTCAATGTTATCCCACCCCAGGGGCACATTGGGAAGTCTGCCGGGATCGAAGATCCTGGCAGAGTCGCCTTCTTGCTCATCCGCGCGCGCAACAGTGACGGCAAGTGGCGCTACTTGCTGCAGAAGCGCGGCGAAGACGTTAAGAATCCGGGTGAGTGGGGACTGCCGGGCGGTACCTGTCACGTGGATGAGCATCCCTGGCTGGGAGCGCTGCGCGAGGCCGAAGAGGAAATGGGCGAGCTGCCCGCTGGAATAACACCGCAGTTCACCATGACAGATGTGCGGGACGATCACACGGTGTACACCTACATCGTGGAACTGCCTGCTATTTTCCATCCCAGTGTCGATGGTGACACTGCGCATGAAGTTGGCGGCTGGGGCTGGTTCAAACGCAAAGAAGTCACAGAACTTAATCTGCAGGACGCATTCCGGAGGACATGGGATGACATCCAGTGGGACACAATCGGCAAAAAAGCTCGTCGACAAATTGATCTCAACGGGCAGGAAACAATTGTCCTCGACGACGACGCAGAGGACGATGAGGATCGGTGGGCTGCTGGTGGTGGCAGTCCTGTTCCGCGCCCACATGACGCAGATGGCACGCAAGTTGCTGAACCACCTCCCGGGAGCAAGCCAGGCAGCGAACCCCCCCGCTGGGGAGGAGCCGGAGTCCCGCCCATAATTCCGGCAAATGATGACAGTCGGATGCCGTATCAGCGCGGTCGTCCGCCGAACGCTGTCGGCAAAGGCGCAGCTGACGTCTGGGATCCTAATCCGGTCGAGCCCGAGCACATCATGAGCATCATGCGGGAGAATTTTCCAGAGGATGCGCTCGGCTGGGTGCGACGTGCGCACTGGATTGGACCTGTGAATGTGCCGTGGGAGCGCATTAACAGCGCGAACATGGACAGCTGGGCATCCGCTCATCAGTCTGATGCGGTGGACAGATTTGCTGAGGGCATCAAAAGTGGCACGGCGCATCTGAATCCGTCCATTCTAGTGCAGCGTCCAGATGATGACAAATGTGACATTATTGACGGACATCATCGCGCACTGGCACGGAACAAGCTCGGCAAGCCGGTGCTCGCCTATATCGGATTTGTGCACAAAGGCGACATGCAGGCTGCGCTGGAAACGCATTCCAGTCAGTTCCATTCGGGCAGTGATCCGCAGAATAAGTCGGCGGAAACGCCGCGCGTCAGCACCGAGCACCATCCGCTGGGACGTGAAGGTCTCTGGCATACACCGAGCAAAAAGGTGCCAGAAGTACAGCAGCTCCCCGCCTATATCCAGAATATTGCTCGTGCGCTCATGCGAGATCAGGGAATGGAAGAATCCCGCGCGATTGCCACAGCTGTGAATGCCGTCAAACGCTGGGCTCGTGGTGATCTCGGCTGGGGCAAACATAAAATCACTCCAGAAGTCCAGGCGGCTGCACAGAGAGCGCTTGCGGAGTGGGAGCATCTTCGTGCGACACATCATTAAGGAGCCACAGTGGCAGCCACTCTCACTGGAGCAGGCGAACTCACCTACTACAGTTTCGAGATCGACGCGACAAAAACCGAGGAAACGCCGGACGGCAACCTAGTGGTTTTCGGAAAAGCCACAGATGGCTCCGTTGACTCGGATGAGCAGATTGTCGATCCCGGATTTGCCAGTAAGGCGATTGATGAGTGGCTAGCTACTGGACCGAACGTTCGCGTGCAGCATCAGTCCCAGCGTGATCCTGCTGGTGTGGGACTGAACGCTGAACATGGTGCTGACGGTACCTGGGTGAAAGCGCTGGTCGTGGAACCTGTCGCGCAGCGTCTCGTGAAGGCGGGCGCGCTGCGTGCCTACAGCGTGGGCATCGCGCGACCCACCATTCAGCGCGACAGAGTGGCGCGTGGCGGACGTATCACAGATGGGCAGATTGTGGAAATCTCCCTGGTGGACAGACCAGCTAACAAAAACTGCGGCATCCAGCTGGTGAAGGCCGCTGATGACGGCACCCCGGAATACGTGGGCAAGATGTTCGGTGATGAGGATGTGCTCACCAAAGCTGGCGGCGGCGTTCCCGCTGATGAACAGGGTCAGAGCATCACTCCGCCTGACGAGGATTCTGAAACTATACCATCAGACACTGCACCGTCCGCTGCATCCATGACGCCCATCAGCATGCCTGGTGCGAGTAAGGAAGACACCGTTGATGTGACGGTGAAGGTCAGTCCGTTGGACGTGGCGAAGATGATTTCTCGTCGCGTTGAAAAAGATCATCGTGAATTCAGCGCTGAGCAGCGTCGTGAGCATGCTAAGGCAGGCAACGCACTACCTGACGGCAGTTATCCAATTCCAGATAAGGATGCGCTGCGGAGGGCAGCCATTCTCGCACGCTCTGGACACGGCAATGTGTCTGCCGCGCGTGCACTCATCGCACGTCGCGCAAAGGAGCTAGGTGTGGCAAATCCGCTGGATGAAGATGACCAGGTGAAGAAGACGCAGGAAATGGCTGAGCCGGATGTCGAAAAAGAAACGACAGACGGCGTTCAGCGCTCCAGCACCGATCATGATGATGATGCCGATGACAGTGACGCTGATGACTGTGGCGCTGGCAAGGCTGCGAAGTCTAAGCCCAAGCCCAAGAAGGGCAAGGGCGGTAAGAAAATGCCGCCCTGGCTGCAGAATGATGACGATGACGATGGCAAGAATGCTGGTGACAGCAAGACTAGCAAAGCCATGGCTTCCAGCGATGACGATGATGAGCCCGCTGCCGATGAGGAGCAGCTCAACGCCGAAAAATCCAGTCCTACTCCTGCCGATGGAGTGACCGGCCATCATGCAGACCCTGTGCCGCCGCATCTTGAGCCGGATGGTCCGTATCAGGAACTATTCGAGAGAGATGCACATATGGAAGACGGCGATCACGAGTCGACCACTGTCCCCGCTCCGTATCAGGCAGCCAGGCGTCTGAAGTCCATCGGCATTCCTGCGGAAATGGGCATGCTGCATGATTTCACCTGTGCGGCCTACGCTCCGGATGACGTGGCTAAGCACTATCCGACCGGCGGCTTTGACAGTATTGATGAGAAGTTTTTCGCTGAAAAGGCTCTCAACAGTGCTGCCATGGACACGCTGGCGGATGCTGCGCAGGCGACCATGCTGTGGACGCACGCGCGTACGCTGAAGATGGTGCCTGCTACTGACATGGTAGCACTCCAGACGGAAGCTCACAAGGCATTCCAGGATGCAAATCCGGGTCCGGGCAGTGCGCCGACGCCCGGCACCATCAGTGCGACGCGCTACAGGCGACCGCTGATTACTGCCGGTCACGAGGCTCCCAGTCCAGGTTCCAGCGCTCCGCAGCCTGCCGCGCACATCCCGGACGGGCAGATTATGGCCAGTCAGTTCACGCGCGGACCTATCACCAGCGGGCACGAGGCTCCTAGTCCAGCCAATAAAGGCGTCGGCATGCCGACCACTGTGGATTATGTGCCCACCATTAAAGATAATGCGCGTCAGGCGATGCGTGCGATGCACGATCACATTGCGCAGACGTTCCCTGATGTGTGCCCCATGCATCCTGGTGATGACGAAGGCATGCACAGCAATCCAGTTCCTACCCCTGGTCACGGTACGCCCAGCGCAAGCGCCGTGAAGACAGAGGAACTTGAGGCGGCAGCTAAGAGTGAAGACGCTGACGTCATCAAGGGCATGAACAAGAAAATGCGCAAGAAGCTCGGCAAGAAGGTCCTCGCGGGCAAGATGACTGTTGATGAGGCTCGCTCCAAGATCGGGCGCATGAACGCTCAGAAGTGCAAGGCAGAAGAAGAGCAGCCTGAGGTTACGAAGACCGTGGCAGAAGAGGCGCTTCCGGTGGAAGCACCTGCTGCTGAGAAGACGACGGATGAACCCGTCGTCACTAAGGTGGCAGAGCCTGCTCTGGTGGAGAAGGCAATGACACCGGATCTCTTCAAGTCTGAGCTAGCTACGGCTCTCGCACCTCTGCTGGAGCGTATCGCCGAGCAAGATGAGCTGCTCAAGAAAAATCAGGCGCTGCTGAGTTCCATGGTGGACATGCCAGATCCTGATGTTGCACCATTTAAGGGACTCGCGCAGACTCCCTACAATCGCACTAATGCACGTCCGGCGGATGTGCACAAGTCTGTGGCCGAAGTCGCGGAGCGTACTCAGGTCATGATGTTGCGCGAACTGGAAACTCAGTTCCGTACGAGTCCGGATCCTGCGCAGCGGGAAGCTGCCTGGCAGTCCATGCTCAAGATGCGCGGTCTGACACAGTAAAAATCTCCGCCCATAGGGCATCATGAAAGTGAGTATGTAAAATGGCAGATGTTCTGACCGAGAGTCCGGCTGGTGCCGCTCTCGATCTGAGCGCTCCCGCACGCGAGGCTGAAATGCAGGCTGTGCGCAGCGGGACGAGTGGTGACGTGCTGAAGGCACGTATGCCGCAGCTTGTGAAGGGCAGCGTGGATCCGTACGCGCCCACTGACAGGCAGAACATGGACGTCATGATGAAGGCTCATCAGGCGACTCTGGATCTGCGCACGGAAACCTATCGCGGTTACAACGACAAAACCTCCGTTGTGAAGGGAATGTCCAGTGACTTCCTGAATCAGCGAGGCTACTTGAAGACGGCGCTGAGTGCTCCGTCTGTTGCTGAGCAGGTGCAGCAGCTTGTCGGGCTCCTGCCTGGTGGTGCAGACGCACTCAAGTCGTTTACTGCTGGTAATCTCGGAATCGGTTCGGTTTCTAAGTAGGCTGAACTAAAACCACGAGAATTGCTGGAATATCCTGTTAGACACATGTACCACAGCGTGACGTGAAAACGTGAGCGCGATGGTCTGAAAAACATGTGGTAGGGACAATCAGCAGCCGAGCCCCTACGGATAAAGTTCTATGGGGAAGGTTCAGAGACTATGTACGTGGAACCTGGACGTATTATACTGGTCTAAGGCATCCCGAAGAGTGCTGAGCATCGTGCTAAGCTGAGTGCGGCTCTCAAGGGCAATCAGAACGCAAGTAAACTTCCCAGGTTAAGATATAGTCCGAACTCACGTGAGAGCGTGAGAGCAGCCCGGAAACGAGGCTGCCCGTGCGCAAGCACGAGTAACAAGATGCTACGGACTCGTTCCTTTTGATCTACTTGCTCCAAGTAGGCTCATCTACCCGGTCTACACCGTCTTCCGCAACAAGCTCCCGCGACCTGCTGGACAGGGTGTTGCGCGACAGGCCAAGGTGTTCACGGGCGTCAGCGGCTCCCAGACTGGTGGTCAGGGCGTCATTGACATTTCGATCCCCGAGCTGGTGCAGTCCACTGGCACGCTGTCAAACACTGCATGGCCGCTGAACCTGCCGCCCAGCGGCAGTCAGACTGAAGTTGATCTGAACATCCCGTACAAGTTCTTCGGTCTCACCGAATCGCTCAGCTGGCTGGCTCAGTTCGCTGGTCAGGGCTTTGAGGATGTGTCGGCACTCGCTAATCTGATTCTCCTCCAGGAGATGATGATGGGTGAAGAATACCAGATGATTGCTGGTACGTCCACCAACCTCGCGGTGCCTGGCACGCCGACTGCGACGCTGCGGACGGCAGGCAGCAATGAGACAGCAATCGGCACCCACGCCAACTTTGCGGTGTGCGTCACGGCCACCAACTACTTTGGCGAAACCACCATCAGCGCATTCAGCTCCAACGTGGCAACCACCACATCCACTGTGGTGGACGTGACGATTGCTCCCGTTGTGGGTGCGATGTCGTACAACTTGTACGTGTCCACGAACTCTGTGCCCACGCAGGCTAATGCATTCCGCGCGGCCACTGGCGTGGGCGGTATCCGCTTCACGGTACAGGGTGCTGTTCCCACCACGGGCACGGCTCCTACCGCCGACACGGGTACCGGCACCAACACACGACTGGAAGGTCTGGTTCCCACACTCAGCGGCAAGTCGGCCAGCACGACCGTGTATCCGACAGGCTGGCAGGGTGGCTACGTCAACCAGAACGTTGGCACGCATCTTAGTTACGGCGCTATCTACACGGCGCTGGACAGTTTGTGGGAAAGCGTCTACACCAATCCCGGTGCGTTCCGAGCCGATCCGGCGGAAATCGTCGGTGACGGTGGTGACATCATGCGTCTCAGCAACGATGTTATCGCACAGGGCAGTGCCACCAACTATCGACTCTGGCTGGATCAGGCAGATGTCAGCGGCGTGCGCGTGGGTGCTGCGGTGTCTGAATTCCAGAACCCGATCACTCGCAGCGTGCTGAAGCTCGTGGTTCACCCGTGGCTGACGCAGGGCACCGCGATGTTCATGACCTATCAGCTGCCTCAGACGTGGACGAATGTGGCCAACGCCTGGGAAATGACCTGTGTGCAGGACTACGTGTCCATCGCGTGGCCGGTCATTGACGCCACGTTCCGTTACAGCATCTTCCTGTACGGCGCGCTGTGCAGCTACGCTCCGTACTACTCAGGACTACTTCAAGGGCTCCAGGTCCAGGACACGACGCCCTACCAGTAGTTTGTAACCACTCGGTGGTCCGCCTGCCCAGTCCGGCGGGCGGACCATCACCACAGAAAGGATTGTGGCCAGATGGCCATTTACGCTGAAGGTCTCGGCTTCCAGACCTACACCACGGCAGCGGCTGGAACCACTGCCACGCAGATCTTTTACGGGCTAGGCCAGGGCGGAACGGCTATCAGTGGCTCTGGTACTGCCGCTGTCCTGCGCAATCCGACGGTGGAAAACGTCGGTACAGCCACTATCTACATCGGCAGTACCAGCGTCACCACTGCCACTGGCTATCCGCTGCTCGCCGGACAGCAGGTTGTCTTCAACACGGAGCCGGGCACCGCTGCATCGCTGCAGAATACGATGTATGGCATCTGCGCTGCCGGTCTGTCTACTACTGTGAACAGCGGCTACGCCACACAGTTCATCGTCAGCTAAGGAGTCCGCATGCCTCGTATCCCGGTCAGCGCACCGGCTACGCAGATCTATTTCCCGGCTGCATACGGACATCCGAGTGTCAGCATCACCAACATTGGTGCTGCGAATATTTTTGTCAACAACTCCGGTGCCGGGACAGTGGGTCTGCTGCTACAGCCGAACGATCAAATGACGTTCCCCCACGGCGTGTATCCTATCTACGGTGTCGCCGCTGGAGTAACGACAGGCACATCCATCACCACCAACGCCGCGTATGGAGCTGGGCAGGGGACGTTTGTGCTATCTGCTACCGGTACCGCACTCGGGACGGGTGCTACCGTGCAGCTCGGCACAGCTAACTCGGCTGAATTCCTCACGATCGCTACCATCGCCACATCCACTGTCACCACGGTAGGACTCAGCGTGCTGGATCACGCATCGGGTGCTCCCATGGCACTGGTGACAGCGGTGGCTGGTTCCAGCGTTCATGTGGAACAGGTCACCGGCTGATGATCACCACGGGACAGGTACCTGTCGGGACGTCGGCGACGCTTGTGTGTCGCGTTCCGTCAGGTGCCTGCACCACCATCCTCACGGGCGGCACTGCGGGAACTGTCTTCTATGGTAATGGTACAGCCGTCGGCACAGCTAATGGTGCACCGTTGTTCGGCGGCACCGTCGCGACTCCTGCTGTTGTGACCATTCCCGGTTATCCCGGTTCTAGCGGAACTCCCATTTATGCGATATCATCTGGTGGTACGGTAAATATCGGATTCGTACTATCGACGGGCAGCTAAATGCGAGTGCAGATGCCACCGGGCTGCGACGGCTTCCGAGATCGTCGCACGGGTCGCGCGATTGACAAAAACAGGGACGGCTTCGTCACCCTGGATGACGATGATGCCAGGCGACTGAAGAAGAGTTTTCACAACGGCGTGGGACTCATCGAAACCACAGAGCGTTTCAGCATTAAGACCAAAAACGGTCGCTGGTGCGTCAACTGTCGTCGTCTATGGCATTCGTGGAGCAGTGTCTGCTCCAAATGCGGAGCAGACACTGTTCCCGAATCGGAAATGCATGTGACGACACTAAATCACTAACGCATTCTTTCCTGGCGACGACGCTCAGTTTCGGCATCGCGTTCTCGCTTGTCTTGCTCGGCAGCTTCCTTGCGAGCTTGCTCGCGAGCTTGTTCAGCTTCACGTGCAAGTCGCGCGGCCTCCTTCTCCGCAGCTCGCTGCTGTCTAGCTTCACCGCGCTGTCCATCTCGTTTCGTCATATCAGTTACGCCTTCGTCCTAGTAGGTCGGAGCTGATCTTCAAAATGTCCCTCCACCGTGAACGTCTTCTTCCAGAAGCGGAGACGCTTGGCGACGGGACGTCCTCTGCTGACAGCAATCTGACCATCGCCTAGCGCCTGACGAACCTGGATCTTCGCCATTTCAAGCTGATCTGTGTAGTAGTCCGATGCCCACTTGAGGAATTCGATCCTTTCGGCCAGTTCCCCCGGAATCTCCACGCGCACGCCCTCGCGGAAGACTGGGAACTGCTCCTTTACATGCTCTTTCCACTCCTCAATCGACATGTTGTCCGGTGGCGCAACAGGTTCCGGAACAGAAGACTGCTGCACACGTGCAAGTTCCACTGACATTGTATATCCCTTCCTGGCTGGTACCGCTGTGGTACCAGCATACCATACCGGCCCAAAAAGGGCAACCCCACCCCTAGGAGTGCGAATGCGTCATGCTCGCAGCGACGTCATGAGCGTCGCTGTTCCCCTCGAAGCCGGAGGCTGCGGAGTGAGTCACTCGCGACCCGTTACCAACGGCGTGCCAGATGAAGTGTGGACACTCACGTGTCCTGCATGTGAAGTGTTTCTGGCGAAAGATCCGCTATGGTCAGCAACAGAAGCAGAAATCCCGGAGACTCCTGACGAGGTGAAAATCCGGGAAGACAATGAAAAGCGCGGTCAGAAGGCGCTGGAACGCAGTCAAAAGGAACTTAGCGGTCGACTGGTGGAAGTTGTGGAGCAGCTCGCGTCTGCGCAGACGCCTGCGCATGCAGCAGAACCAGATCCTGGACTGATCGCTCGACTGGTGGAAGCACAAGTCGCCAAAATTCTCGCGGAACAAGCACATCCGCAGCCGTCTGTCAAGATTATTCCTGCAACAGTGGAACCTGAACCCGAGCCTGTGGAGATGGATCTGCATAAGCTGCACTGGAAAACACTCCAGAAGATGTGTCGAGAGCGTGGTCTGCCAGATGACGGCAGCAGTAAAGACGAATTCATTCGTCGCCTGAAAGTTACTGCCTAGCGGGATGGCGCGAGCGGTCGGATTGTGCGGACGCTGCGGAGGTCCAAAGCGAGGTCGAGCCGCTCGCGGACGTTCAGTTATCGCCGACTGCGATGAATGCAGGACTGCTATTTGCGCGCGTCATGCTGTGTGGAGCGGCGGTCGTTATGTGTGCACAAAATGTGCGCGTAGAATAGGTCTAGTCGTGAAGCGAATACCGGGGAGATAACTGTGACGATGCCACTGCCGGTGTCCCCCACGCCCTATATTACTCCATCTACGCTCATCAGTGCACCTACCGGCATTGCCTGGTCCACTATTCCGCCGGGACGTGATGTCACACCCGCCATGCATTATGCGGAACAGCTGAACATCTGTCAGCGTGCTACTGCGCAGGCAGATCAGTACTGCAATCAGGTGCTCCGCGCCACTACCGACACAGAACTGTATCACGGTCCGGGTGAATTCCGCTTTAATATCCAGCAGAGCACCTGGAACACGCGCATCATTCTGCAGCGCTGGCCCGTGATCAATATCAGTCAGGTGAAGGTCAGCGCCAGCAGTGTGTGGCCGCGACAGTGGATTACGCTCCCTGCAAACTGGTACGAGCCAGAAAATCCGACGACCGGTCTGTACGGTTCAGTCATTCCCACCGCCAGTGGTGAAGGCGGGCAGGCGATTCTCATCGGTCCTGGCTATATCGACTGGTCACTCGGCAGGAGCGGCTATGCCGTCCAGGTGGCATATCAGAATGGCTGGCCACATTGCGGACTGACTGCGGCAGCAAACGCGGGAGACATGACGATTGCTGTTGATGACACGACCGGCTGGACAACAGCGCAGGCTCTCACAGGTGCTGTCGGTGCCACGGGCGTAATTTATGATGGCGGTCAGCAGGAAATTATCCAGGTGACGGCCAGCAGCACCACGTCAGGTCCCGGCACACTCACACTGGCATCTGGTCTGCAGTTTGCACATGAGGTGGGCATCGCTGTCAGTACGCTGCCTGCGTCCGTGCAGTGGGCAACTATCCTGTTCGGTGCGGCGATGGCGCTGGCTCGCGGTGCCACCAGCACCACAGTGCATGATATCACAGGCGGCGCACAGCACGCTGGAGGAGCAATCGAGCTGGTCAGTCAAGGCGAACTGCTGCTGCATCCGTATAGGAGGACAATCTAATGTCCTGCCAGAATACCCCCACTGCTCGTCAGATCCAGGCTAACACACGACAAAGCAACAGTTCTCGTGTGGCTGCGCAAACTGCCGTGCGTGCTGTTACTACATCTGCTGTGACTAAAAAATCTACTCCCACTGCTGTGAAAATAGCGGTAAAGCAGGCTGCTCAGAACACCACTCCCTCCGGCAATCGTTCAGCTGCCAGTCTGAAAGCCGCCGCTACAGCACACAAGACCGCCAGCGCAACAGCAAAAGCGCATGCCAGAGCCACAGCTAGCGCTCACGCTAAGGCGACAGCTCGTGCAACAGCCGCCGCACACGCTAAAGCCACAGCTAGTGCTCATGCTAAGGCAAAAGCTAAGGCGACGGCCAGCCGCAATGCCAGTGCGACAGCACGAGCTACCGCCAAAGCACATGCACTAGCGTCTGTACACTGTCACAGTGTACAGCGTCAGGCCGCTTATGTCAAAGCAGTTGCCTGATGCCTATTGTCAGTGCACAGAATTACATTTACACTCTGCTCAATGGTCTCCCTATGCCAAATGGGAACTATTC